TCAACATCAGCCATCCATACTATAGGAGGGCTAGGTTGAAGGTCTCCGTAACCTACGGCAGGAATATGCCGATAGGTGAGGGAACTGCGGGGGATTAGCGGACCTGGTCCGACCTTCCTCTCGCAATCTAACTTCGTCTTTTCGAGCTTACCCGTTTTCGACCGTCGATAAAATTTCGACAGGTAACGTAATGGGGAGGGCTCAAAAATACGAACCGGTTCTTTGTACAGTTGAGCGAAGCTATTACGTGCCTCTAAAAAGGCCACGTATTCTTCATGACTTAACTGTCTCATCACCGGATTTGTCTCTTCTTTGATTTCGGTCGTATAATTTCCCATAAGGGAAGTTTGTTTAAGACCAGGACGGGTCTTAGTTATCGTGCTTGCACGACCTAAGTTACCCCTCTTGGTCTCGACCTGAATAGAGATGAGATCACTAGGCTCGGGAAATTTATACCCGAATGCATCGTAAAGGTCAGCTAGGGTGGCTTCGCTTAATTGCGATAGTACCCCCTTTGCTAAAGTCCCAACTTTTGCCCTAGTGACAGCCTTAGGTAGATCTATCCCCCGAAAACCTTTCGAGGGAAAATTGACCGGGGCTCCGATTTGTGCGAGTGCTTTCCATATTGGATAGTACTTCGACAATCGGAGCAACCTGATCATTTCTCGTTCGTCGACGCCGAGACGTCTACAACTAGAAACTACTGCTAATGGCTGACTATACCACGTTACTTGCCTTACGCCTTGAGAACCGGCTAACGGACCTAGGGGCACTGCCCCGATAGGTTTGTTACGCCGGAGAATTATCTCTGTGTAAAGTCCGTAAATTGGGTGTTCCCAGTCTTTGCTTTGGCTAATCTGACTGCCCAAAGATCCTAGGATCTTTGTATGGCGGCGAGATTGAGCTTTAAAACATGTAAAGACTGCGTCATCACCCGTGGTATCGATATTGAGGAAATTGCACGGCACTTGCCGTGTTATCTTCAATACCTTTTCCGTCCCCTTTTGTAAGGATTTGGTAAGTAAGGCTGGGAAACCAACTGCATTTTTTTTGTAGTGGTCCCAATCGACTACTGACCGATTTGTAAGGATTTTCCTTGCGGACGAAGATCGCTCGAAAGCGTATAGAGTGTAGAGTGGAAGGAGTGGCCAGCTTGTGCTGGTTCCCATCAACTGTCCTCTTCTGGTTAATACCGCCTCACTATCTTTAATAAATAAAGTGAGAGTCGGACTAACCATAACGGTTTCTTTCGGAGCGTATTTCGACCAAGAACCAGGAAACATGTCGGCGATTGTAATCGCCGGCTTGCCCTCGTACCCGGTCAACATATCCGCGAACTTGAGATAATGTGTGTCATACTGGACGTCCGTGAGGGCGGGCCAGTTTAAACGCAACATTTTAACAGTTTCGTACTGGATGATTTGATATGATCCAGTAACTACAGTAACCGCGTCCTGCCACCAAGGAGGACATCGGTAAAGCCACTTTCCAATTTCCAAGTAAAATAATCTTGTAAATTTGAAATGATGGTTATCTGTAGCCGTAGTGAGATCCTGCGACCGAACTATTTCAGTAGGGCCCGCGGGACGAGGAAACCTCGCCTTTCCGGCGAGACTAGCTCGAATCCTAGGGTCACTTTCTAGAAAAGCTGACGCGTAAGATCTCAATAATCTTGCGAGAATAGATATCGAACCCGACGTCATAGTTGGTATCCGATACTTATTTCCCCTCTCTCCTATATATAAAGGACAACAGGGGGGATGTAAAAATGGCCGGCAGGACCCATCATTGGGACAACCTGCAGCATGGTCTAAGAACATCCTCGCATAATTTAAACAACCGTATATCCCCGTCAAGGTTTTTTTTCTACCTTCGACGGACTCGGGTATAAGGCCGGTTGCAATATCCGCACCTCGAACTTCGGATCGAAGCATTTTGTCAAATTTGCTTTCGATCCCGAGTTTGATGCGCTCTTCTTGATAATTTATCATGAGAGTGAAGAAAGTTCTCAAACCTCCGGCAGCCCGTCCTACTTCAATGCAGGCGGAAGTTCCGGGGGTGAGAGGCACTTGTATCCGAGGAAAATATGGGCGGTTAAATTCCACCCATGTTTTTATCCAGGACGCAAAGTCTTCAGATAATTCAGGCTCTATCGAAAGGGGCTGACCTAAACGAGAAGAGAGCTCTTTGAACGTGTCTACCTGAAACCATGGTTTCGGTAGGGCACGCTTCGAAGAGATTCTCAATGCCTCGATTTTCGTCAGCCCGACGAAGAGTCTCCCAATAGGGTTATAGTTGTGGTCGTAAGACTCCGACGTAAACCCTTGGGCCCTAAGCGCGTCGAAGGAGTATTTAGCTTCTTCGATTGCCGCTAAGGGGTGTTCATAGATGTATTTAGGTATCTTCCGCCATTGTCTCGCTCTTTTGCGGGAATGGGGTAGACACTCATACGCTAAGCGTAATGAGTTGTAAATATCATCTATAAACTTAAGAACTTTATAGTTCCACCGAAGGTACTCACTCCTGAGGCACACAGTTTTCCAATAGGATTCTGTATGCTCAAGGTAAAGAGTATGGTCAAAGATAGGATAACCTAGAACTTTGACCACCTTCGGATGATGGACCCAGCCGCTCCTCTGAAGCAACTTTTTCTTCCTTTTTAGGGGGATATGTTGTTTCAAGATTCTAGCGGCGGCTAGGCCTAAAGTAATGTGTTTGAAACCTGCGGCTCTAACGTGAAGGCCTTGCCAGTATAACTGACAACAAGCCGACGCGTATAGCCCATCGGGAAACAAACTCATTTTTCAAATGCCGAGGATAGAGCTTTAAAGACCTTTATAAGGTCTACAAGCCCTTCCAGGCCGGTAGAGGACTCGGAGCGCGAGGGACCGCGACCCCTTTTCGGGGTTGCGGGTTTTCCCTTCGCTTCTCGTTTCTGAGTACCTTTTACCGGCTTAGGCAAATTAAAAGACTTTTGAGAAGAGACAGGGAGCTTATCGCGCTCTGTCTTTATTTCCTCAAAAGCCTTTTTATAGGCCTTCTCCTTCTTAGTTCCAGGTGAAACGAGGAGGGGAATACCTTTATACTTGAGGCGAACGTCAGCCCACTTCTTTTTGAGGGGTTCGACGCTAGCCGCAGGTTTCGTCTGGTATTTTCTTACCCAGGCGTTAAAGTTCTTCGCGTTTAAGCCGCCACTCTTGATGCATCGCATGGCTTCATTGAAGTCTGTGATGCCAGCAGTGATGGCCCAACGCGGAACTGGAACCTCAGGGAAGAGCGTCTTCATTTGTATGAAGCGTTCTTCTGAGAGGCGGGTGCGTTCCCGGGGCCCTTCAGGAGCTTTTTGCTCTGTGGGGGGCGCTACCGGCGCATCCTGGACTTCGGTACTATGTTTTGCTCTGACATGGGAACTAAGTGCATTTGCACTTCGTCCCTTGTACTTGCATCCCTCGCTTTCGCAGGGGAACATAGACTCGGAGTCCGATTCTGAAGCCCATATGTCGACATCGCTGTCATCTTTAATGGGCCGCTTCTCTTTCTTCTTTTTTGGAGGAGGAGAATCAGGAGTTGGGGCCTTGCCTGCCGAAACAGCCTTTTTGGCCGCTTTGGTAGGCGGAGCCTCGACTCCTTCAAATAATACCTGCTCTGGCACCGGCTCTTTATGAGCCGGTGCTG